TCTCGACGATGATGGCCAGCGCATATGGTCGAATATCTGGGAGCACGTGAAAGCGTTTGCCACGAAGTATCCGGCAACGCGACAAACACTCTTTGACGCGCTCGATGAGGTCAAATACATCGTAGAGATCCCCGCTCAAGCCGTTCAGGAAAGGATCATCAATGTCATTCAGAATCTGGGCATTAACGAACTTGATCCGATTGCTGATTTTCTGCGAGAAGATCGCGAGGTGGTGCGGGTATGGCTGAGCAGGATGATTGATGACGACGTGCTCACATCGCGCATTCAGACAATGGAGGAGCGCGTACCAGGCGCACGAGGCCCGGCGCGCACTTACTACGACATCGCCTAATCACGGAAGGGGACAACGAATGGAAAGCAAAAGCACAACAACTATCAAGAGTTACGGATCGGCAAAAATGGTCGAAAGTTGGGGTGACGATTACTCGATTGCCAAGATTGCCAGAGTATCGACGGGCTCCGAGAACAAAGGCAAAGCCGCCAATCGTCGATTGATCAAGACTCTACTCGAGCACGACCACGGATCGCCGCTCGAGTTTGGTGGGATGATATTTCGGCTGCATATGCCGCTATATCTGGTGGCACAGCTTCAGCGTCACCGGATGGCCAGCTACTCTCAGCGATCCGGACGATACGTCGAAATGGATCTGACATTCCACAAGCCGTCAGGATGGCGGCGACAATCGCTTGTAAACCGTCAGATGTCCGACACCCTTATCACCGACCAGCAAGCGGCAGAAAATGCTTACATGGGGGCAATAGAAGCGTCTGTGACGGCATACCAGAAGCTGATGTCACTTGGCGTGAGCAGGGAGCAGTCGCGAACGGTGCTACCAGTATGCACGGAAACCGAACTGTACGCGCAGTTCAATCTCCGATCACTGATGAACTTCTTGCGACTACGAAAGGCTCACGACGCACAAGGCGAGATACAGCTATACGCGCAGGAAATGGAGGATCACTTCGTGCGCCAATTCCCGCTTATCGGCGAGCTGCATCAGGTATTGTGTGAGGTTGAGTCGGATCTTGCGTCGCAACGTAAGCAGCTCTGGCAGCGCAAGGTAGACGACCTTGCCGAGTTTGAGGTTAAGCGGCTCGAGCATTGGACAGATCAGGCAAGGACGAACGAAGGCGTCGATCCGGAGGAGTACTAAGCTTGATCCGCATTCTCTTCACGCCTCAGGATGCGCGTAGCCCAACGCAAGCCAGCATCCCCGCCCCAAAGATCCCACGCAACACGACCAGCCGAAGGAAAGCCCGTCTCACCCTGACGTGCTCCTTCGGCTTTGAGGTCTACTGCGTGACGTGCGAAGTAGCTGACCATCCGCTTGATTGTCTCGATCGGTATTCCCTTCCCGTTGCTGAGGTCGCGTGCACGTGCTACTCCGATCTCAGTACCTCCACGTCCATACTCTCGACGCCATTCAAGGGCGCGCTTTGCTGTCGATTGAACGTCTCCCGGCGGAACTGCTGGCATTGGCATAATCAAACCTCCAATAAAATATTTGCACTCGAGACTATATCTTTGGGCGATTTAGAAAAAATTCAGCGAGGTGATTGATGATTACGATAGGAATATTACGAGCAGTCTTTCCACGAGTTGAGGCGCACAAGCTGCAGCTATTTGCTATCTGGTTTGGTCGTTATTGCGAGGAGTACCAGATCAATAGCACCAAACGACAGGCGGCATTCTTCGCGCAGATCGGGCATGAGAGCGGCGACCTTCGATGGATGGCTGAGATATGGGGGCCAACGGCGCAACAGCTGCGCTACGAGCGACCGACCACGCTTGCCGCGTCTCTTGGCAATACAGAAGCTGGCGATGGGTCACGCTTTCGTGGTCGCGGGCTGATCCAGATCACGGGACGCGCCAACTACACGGAAGCCGCTATTGCGCTATCAGTAGACTTCGTTGGACAGCCGGCACTTCTGCAGCGACCACAATACGCGGTGCAGTCTGCTTGCTGGTGGTGGAAGAATCGTGGACTAAACGAGATTGCTGATATCGACACTGAAGACTCGTTCAAGGCAATGACCAAGAAAATCAACGGCGGACTGAATGGATATCCGGATCGATTAGCTCGATGGATGAGGTTGCGCGAAGTGTTCAAGCTCGACTAACAGAAAAGCCGAATGAAAAATTTTTCAAAATTTCGCGGCATAATCCAGACTCTCGTCAACCATATGTTGCGAGGCTTTATGTCAGGTGGTCAGAGTACGTGACTCTGGTTACTTTCAGATCTGAAACAATTGGAGGATCGATGCAGAAAATAATCTCAATTCTTGGCGTGATCAGCTCGGTAACATTTGCCGTAGCTCCACAGTTTACCTCTCTTCAGCCCAAAACGGCGGCGTGGCTTGTGCTTATCGGCACAACTGTTACTTCGGCTTCAGGGGCATTGATGAAGTTTGGCGAAGATAACAAGGTCATCACAGCTATCGGCGTTGCCGTTGCGGTGTTGACGGTTCTTGCCGGAGCTGCGGATCTGTTGCCTGCCAATGCAGTATTCATTCTGACCGTGGCCGGCACCGCGCTTGCTGCCGTCGGCAAGTCGCTGTTCAACTTTTCGAGCAGTGACGACAACTTCCCCGGCAATGGTGGGAAGGGTTTTATCATTCTCCTGATGCTTGTCGCTGGTGTCGGGAGTCTGACGGCTTGTGAGAAAGATAAAGAGTACGCAAAGACGCTTGATCGCGTCTCCGGATACGTCAACGCTGGCATCCAGCTTGTCGATCGTCAGACCGGAACGGGCGAGATGTCGAAAGATACCGGCATCGTCATCACGACGTCGCTTGTACAGATCAACGAGCTAAATCGACAGTTGATCACCGTGTCTCAGTCGTACATATCGAAGGACGGTCAGCGTCTCGAACTGACGGGAGACGGTAAGACGAAGATCCTGTCAATTCTGGTCAGCTCGCGAACGATCGCCAATGAGCTGGTAAATAATCCCGTATTCAAGGCCATTCCCGACGCGAAACGACGTCAGTACACAATCCTGATTGATGACCTGGTTGGTACGATCGCGTCAATCACCGAGCTTGTCACAGTCGCAAAAGAGGTGAAAAAGTAATGGACAATCAGATCATTCAGAACCCGGTAACGGGATATCTCAACTTTATTTCGTATGCTGCGCTTGCCATCCTGAAAGAGATTCTTGCCGAATCCGCACGGTCTGGCAAAAGCGTGGAAGAGCTTCTCGACGCTGCTATGATTCAGACAAACACCAACGCTGATCAGGCTGCTGCGCTCCTGGCACGGCTGAAGGGAGAGTGATCCATCATCTACCGTGCGCCATTGCCATCATCGAGGCCGACCATCTGACAGGCTCGAAGATACCGGCAATGGCGCACATATCAGCCCCACGAGGAACGCTATGAACGAAATAATAAATCAGGTCATAGGAACGATCGTAGTATCAGTAGTTAGTGTCCTTGTCGGGTGGATGATGAGTGCACTCAAAATGACATCGCGCGTCGAATTTACGCGGCGAATCAGTGAGATCAACGAGCGACTGAAACAGATCGAGACCGAACAGAAGACCTTCGTGACGCACGCGGAATTTCGAAACACAATGCAGGACTTGAAGGAGTCACTCGAGAAGCAGCACGATCAACTTCGTGATCAGCTCAATCAAATCAATGCCACGCTGCTCTCCCGGCGAGGCCCAACGCAGGGGTAATTATGGCAATTGGAGTTGTGAATTTTCCTACAACGCTTGATACGCTCGACACGCTGATCAAAGCTACCGACAACGCAACTACCACGCTCACCAGTGCGATCAACAGTACAACTGATGTGCTTACCGTGGCGTCAACAGCCACGTTTGCCTCAAGTGGATTACTGGCAATCGATAACGAGCTGATCACGTACACGGGCAAGACAAGTTTGACCTTTACCGGATGCGTTCGCGGCTTTAATGGCACGACTGGCGCATCCCACGGCAACAGCTCACTTGTTGAGAATGTCGATTCATCGGCATATCACAACACTCTGGCCGCGGCCTTAGTTGCGACGCAGACCAAGCTGGGAGCCGGTGCTACAACCAATCGCGCTATCGTCTCTGATGGATCGGGCAACTATACGGCATCAGCGATGACCTTTAACTCGACCGATACTGCTTTCGGCAACGTCGGCGCGATCGATTTTGACACTACGCCTGCCGGAACTGGCACGACTGCTCGATTGGTGTGGGACGATACCGACGGCACGCTCAATCTTGGCGTCAAAGGCGGAAACGTCACACTTCACGTCGGCCAGCAGAACATTACGCGCATCGTCAATAAGACTGGCGCACAGCTGACCAAAGCGGCATACAAGATACTCAGAGCAGGCGGAGCGCAGGGTCAGCGGCTATCAGCTTTGCTGGCGCAGGGAAACAGCGAAGCCAACTCTACCGATGTTTTGGGGTTGGTGGCCGAGACTATCGACAACAATCAGGAGGGATTCGTCGTCAACCTGGGACTTGTCGAGGGGGTCAACACTACTGGGAGTCTGCAGAGTGAGACGTGGGCCGATGGTGACGTGCTATACCTGTCGCCAACGGTTGCAGGCGGACTCACAAAGGTCAAGCCGGTCGCACCGAATCACTTAGTCATCGCAGGATACGTTGTATACGCCCACGCCAACAACGGCAAGATCTTTGTCCATCACGCCTCAAGCTGGGAGCTTGACGAGCTTCACAGCGTGCTGATCAGCTCTCCAACTAACGGTCAGTCGCTGGTGTACGAATCAGCTACTGGTCTGTGGAAGAATCAGGCAGTGGTCGCGACACCTGCCGGCACGTCAGGCAGCTACCAGTACAACAACGCTGGATCACTTGGCGGGGGCAGTCTGAGCGAAGGCTCAAGCCTCGTTACCAGCTCAGTCAACTTTCGAGTGCCAAGTGGTGGATCAGCTTCCGCGACGACATTGCAATTTAGCGCGGCCAACACGGGCTTTTACCTGATATCGGGATCTGTTGCAGTATCAAGCGCGGGTGCGGCAATGATGCTGTGGAATGGATCGAATGGTCAGATAACGATTCCATCAGGATATCAGTACACATTCGGCTCATCTGGTTTGTCATCGCCGGATCTTGGGATAATTCGTCACGCTGCCGGGGTGCTACGCATCACCAATGCTGATGGATCGTCGGGACAGCTGCTGATCGGCGCAAGCGGCGCAACTGCCGGTGGCCAGGCTCACGTCATATCGAGTGCCGCAGGTACAACCGGACTGCGTGTAGATTCAGCAGCGTCGCCAACGTCGCCTATTCTTGACGTGCGCGTCAATGGCACAGCCGATAGCGGCATCAAGGTTGACGCCTCAACGACAACGGGTGACACTCGATTTTTTCTGTACGACGCCACGGCAGGCACGATCAAGCGCGTGCTGGTTGGTGCAGCCGATTCAGGTGGCTCAGGCTTCAAGGTGCTTCGAGTCGCTAACTAAACAGCAAAGGGAACAATGAAACTAGCCACAATCACATTTTTGATCGTCACTGCTTGTCCGGCTATGTCAGCCGGACAAAGCATTACCAGCATATATGCGCGGATCGCTCCGCCTTCGCCGTCATCCGGCAACTCTGCGCAAATTGGCGCAGGTGTAGATGGAATCTACCCACTTGGTGGTGAAATTTACGCAGATATTGACCTGAGTGCCGTTCAGGAGACCAAGACGTATGTTGGTAACGGTTGGAGCCTTCGAGGCCAGTCAGAAGCCTTGTATCGCGTAAATCGGGCATTCCTGATTGGTGGCGGAATCACAGTAGCCCGTCACACCAATAGTCAGTACACGAAGTACCAATATCAGCCCATCGCTACAGGCCACTATCGACGATCACCAGCAATCGACGTCTACGCCAGCTACCTGTTCAAGGCTTCCGGCAACGATAACCAGTTGCACGGATACCGCGTCGGGTATCGCGGGACATATGCCGCAACCAATAGTCCACGCACTGGCCTATTCTTTCAGGTAGAATATACACACTTTCGATTCCTGACCGCTTTTCGCGAGCAGAGAACAAGCGGCGTCGTTGTTCTTGGCGTCGGAATCAGTCGCATAGGCAAGTAATATTTACACAGAGGATCAACCATGAAAATCAAATTGCATCAATTGTTCACAAGCTGGGCCATACTCAAGAAAGTCTCTCAGTTCGAGATCGAAGCAAGTCAGGCCATTAGGCTCAATCGATTTATGCAGTCAGCCGAGAAGGAGCACGCGCTCATCGAAACGCAGCGACTTCGACTTGTCCAGCAATTCGGCGAAGAGTCGAAGGATCTGCTAGGTGAGTCGGTATGGTCAGTGCCAAAAGAAAAAGAATCCGAGTTCTGGTCGGCATTTTCGCCGATACTCGCTGAAGAGATCGAGATATACAATCCCGCATTATCCGCCGATACTCTGGCCGGTCAGAAGATATCAGCAATCGACTTCTTTGCTATTGCGTTTCTATTCAAGAACGAAAGCGAGTCTGAATAATGGCCGTGTGGGGGCAATTCAAATGGGGAGTGCGTCGATTCTGGGAGCAGTACTCGCCGATCTTTGGCGCAACCGTTACCATCTCGACATCACAAGTCACCGTCGCCACAATCTCACATATCGTTGAAGGTGGATCTACTATGCCAGAATATGTCGTCGGTAACGTCCTCAAGCTTGCGGCCAATTTCAAGAACGGATCTACCGATGTCGATCCCGGATCGATCGTGCTCAAGATCAAGTCGCCACTCGGTACTATCCAGACATACACCTACGGAGATGATGCCGACCTGGTGAAAGACTCGACAGGTGACTACAGCTTCAACTACTCGCCCGCATACGAAGGACGATACTCTTTCCGGTGGGCAGGACTCGGCACGAACGCTAGCGCGGCTGAATCATCGTTCGTTGTCACCGAAAGCCAGTTTAACTAGCTCACCAGATATCCGGGATACGCGCACAGTTGACCGCTGGCGCGTTTCTCTGATTCAAGGGATAGGATAGGGTAGGGTATGCCGCCAAAACCAACACCAAGCCAAATAGCCGCAATGGCTGAACAGTTCAAGGAGGACTTGCTCAACCTCGAACGTCAGTCAGCGTCGCGACTTGTCCGGCACTATGGCGCGTCCTACAAGCGTATGCGGTCACGCATACGCGCCCTGACCAACCAGATCGAACGCGCACGAATCACCGGCACTCGCATCAGTCCCGCGTGGCTCTTCCAGATCGAGCGATATCAGGAGCTAATGCGCCAGGTCGAAACCGAAACGTCACGCTTTGCCGGCATTGTCGAGTCCACAATCAAAACCAATCAGCGCAACGCAGGACTATCAGGTATCGCCAATGCGCAAGCCATCGGCACGGCCAGCATCCAAGCGGCTGATCTTACGGTCAGCTTCTCGACGCTCAACCCATCAGCCGTCGAATCAATGGTCGGATACTTGGCCGACGGTTCCCCGCTCACGCGCATACTCAGCCGACTACCTGCGATGGCCGCTCAATCCGTCACAGACGCACTCATCGAAGGCGTGACGCTTGGCTACAACCCTGAGAAGACGGCACGACTCGTTCGTAATGCACTGGGCGGCGACCTGAACCGCGCCCTGACGATTACTCGCACCGAAACACTACGCGCATATCGTGAAGCTACGTACCAAACCAACCTCAAGAACTCATCGATCGGCTCAAGCTGGGTGTGGATCGCCAGCTACAGTCGCCGCACGTGCGCAAGCTGTCTCGCCCTTGCTGGATCCGTTCACCCACTGTCCGAACGGATGGAGTCACACCCACGATGCCGATGTACTCAGATGTTTCTCGTCAACGGACTGCCCAATCGCGTGGAACCCGGCAACGAATGGTTCGCCAAACAGGATGAGCCAACGCAAAGAGCTATCATCGGCACAAACGCAGGCTACGAGGCATACCAGCAAGGCAACCTCAAGTTGACCGATCTTGTAGGCCGAAAGAATGATCCCCAATGGGGCAATCAATACCATCAGCTATCCGTCAGGAAAGCATTGCAGCAGCAAGGCCAATTCCCCGGATACAATCGCCAGCAGCAGGACGCTGTCGGCGACTTACTCACAAGGCTCGGCGGGATGCCTGAGCAATAGGAGATACCACTATGCCACGATCGAAAAAGGCAGTCGGGACGACGCCGGATTCACCGAAGGCAAAGAAAAAGCCCGTACAAAAGGTCGGGACAAAAGCGACAGTTAAAAAGGCTGATTGGCAAGATCGATTTATCGCAATGCTATCACAGACCTTTTCCGTGTCAGCTGCAGCTGAAGGCGCAGGCGTAAATCGCCAATACGCCTATGCCTATCGTCACAAAGATCCAGACTTTGCCTCTCAATGGGATAGTGCACTGAACACTGCTATTGATCGACTAGAGAAAGCAGCCTACGAGCGAGCCGTCAACACGTCTGACACGCTGGCTATATTCCTGCTTAAGACGCGCCGTCCGGATCTGTATCGTGATCAGCAGCACGTCAACACAACGCAGTTTACGATCAACTATTCGGATCTGACACAGCCGCAACTTGAGAGGCTCGCCAATGGTGAAGACCCAGCAACAGTCATATCAACAAAACGCGATAGCTGAGTTGGCGCGGCGCGAGTTGCTGAGGCGTGGTCGAGACGAAAGCTTCATCGATTTTGTCAGCCGGATCAATCGTCGTTACGTGTGGTACAAGCACTGCCAGGTAATCGCAAACGTAGTCGAGCGCGTCGAGCGTGGCGAGATTAAGCGGCTGATGCTATTCGTTCCGCCACGTCACAGCAAAAGCGAGACAATCAGCCGACTATTCACGGCATACTACCTGCGCAAACATCCGGATCAGTGGGTTGGCCTGACAAGCTACTCCGCCGATCTGGCATACGTTCTCAGCAAGGCGTCTCAAGAAAACTTCGTCGAGTCTGGCGGTGTACTCGATAGTCGGGCCGGAGCGGTGAAGCACTGGCAGACAAGCGCAGGCGGCGGACTGTGGGCGACTGGTATAGGTGGGCCTATCACCGGCAAAGGCGCAAACCTTGCGCTTATCGATGATCCACTCAAGAACGCTGAAGACGCATCAAGCGAGGTCATCCGCGAGAAGCAGAAGGAATGGTACAACTCCACGCTCTACTCACGACTTGAGCCAGGTGGCGCGGTAATCGTCATCCAAACCCGCTGGCATGAGTCGGACATCAGTGGATGGTTGCTTGGACAGGAGAGCGAAAGCCCGGAACACTGGCACGTTGTGAACCTGCCGGCCATCGCTGAGGAGCCGCGCCTGTTGCCTGATACGTGCACGTCTGAACCGGACTGGCGCAATATTGGCGAGGCTCTATGCCCTGAGCGATACCCGCTTCACCGACTCGAGCAGATACGCTCACAGATCGGCGGATACTTCTTTGACGCGCTATACCAGCAGAGGCCAAGCGCGAAAGAGGGCAGCCACTTCAAGGTAGGTCAGCTGCAAATTGAAGACGCTCATCCGGTGCTACTACGCGAATGCCGAGCGTGGGATCTGGCCGCGAGTGCCGGCAAAGGTGACTACACGGCAGGCGTCAGACTTGGTGTTGATGCTGATGGCGTCTGGCATATCGTTGACGTGCGGCGCGGTCAGTGGGCACCTGATGAACGCGACAACGAGATGCGGCAAGCGTCACAGCTCGACGGGCCAAAGGTGCGCATCAGGCTTGCTCAGGATCCGGGGCAAGCTGGCGTCGATCAGTCACAGCGATTAACACGTATGCTCTCAGGCTTCCCAGTGCGGTCAGAGCGCGTCAGTGGCGACAAGTCTACACGTGCATCAGGCTTGGCATCTCAGATCAATGCAGGCAACGTAAAGCTCGTAAAGGGTGCGTGGAATGCGGCATTTATCGAAGAGTTCCGCCAGTTCCCACACGGCAAGAATGATGATCTTGTCGATTCTACTGCAGACGCATTCAACGAACTATCGCTGGCGAATCAGTTCTCACAAGGCAAGCTGCTTCGATAGTTAATAGCTGATTGTCGAAAAGTTTCGATGTGCTATGATGCATCATCTGGTCGTGGTTCGTTGTTCCTTTCTGTGCGGCGGGGGTCTATGGAGACTCCCGCTTTTCCTTTTGGTACTTGCTTATCCGGCAACCTCATACTTATTGTAAATAAATAAACCGTCGAATAACTGATACTTGCCAAGCCCTGTCGGAAAAGAAAGGAGCTTATGGCGTATCCAAGTTTTTCAGACGAGAAGATTGCGCGAATCATCGAGTGTTACCTGCGCAATAATCGAAACATTCAAAACACCAGCATTCAGCTTGAGGTGGGCTACAATGCAGTATCAAAGTATGTCCGCAAATGGCAAATGGGCCAGCTGTCCCACATCCAACTCCCACCATATTCAGACGCGCCAGTAGAAGTACGAGCGCAAATCGAGAACGTCGAGAGCATCAGCACTGGCGATATGCGACGGCAAATTGTATCGCTTCGAAAAGAACGTGACGATCTGATGCGAGAGCGTGAGCAGCTGCAGAAGGTTGCAGCCTTCTTTGAGTTCGTCAAGGAAGCAAGGATGGTTGTGCCTGAGTGGGTCAGCAAGCGACCATCGCGAGGCAGCAAATCGGCAATACCAACGGCTCTATTCTCAGACGTGCATCTTGATGAGGTAGTGAAGCCGGAGCAGGTCAACTTTGTCAACGCATACAATCGAGCCATCGCCGAAGAGCGCGTGAAGCTGTTCTTCGATAACACGCTCGAATTGTCAAAAGACTACCTCCAAGGCTTCAAGTACGAAGGCTTCGTAATGCCACTTGGCGGCGATCTCTTCAGCGGCATCATTCACGAAGAGCTTGCAGAGACCAACGCAGCCACAATCTTTGAGAGCTTGCTTTACTGGGCGGAACCGATAGCATCAGGCATTCGCAAACTTCGCGATACCTTCGGTCGCGTCTTCCTGCCCTGCGTGGTCGGCAATCACGGACGACGTAAGCACAAGCCACACGCAAAGAATCGCGCGCAGGACAACTTTGATTACTTCTTTTGCCACTTGCTGAACAAGTTGCTTGCCAACGAAAAGGGCATTACCTTTGCCATATCAGAGGCCAGCGATCAGCCGTACAATGTCTTCGATACTCGGTATCTGCTCACGCACGGCGACCAGTTCAGAGGCGGCAGTGGCATTGCCGGAATGCTATCACCGCTGATGATTGGTGATGCGCGTAAGCGAGAGCGTGAAAGCGCAGTACAGCGTCCTTACGACTACCTGGTGATGGGACACTGGCATCAGCTGGCATTCCTTCGCGGACTCATCGTCAACGGATCGGTCAAGGGATATTGCGAGTATGCCTTTCAGTCGAACTTTCGATATGAGCCACCACGTCAGGCATTCTGGATCACTGACGCTCACCACGGTGTAACGATTCAGGCACCGATTCACGTTGCCGCCAAGAACGAAAAGTACTCAGCCAGCACCGGCAATCAAGCGATAATCTCCATGGGGTGAAAATGACATCGAGGAGCAAAATTACAACCATCGAAGCCGACGATCTCTTGACGTTTCGCGTATACCCAGAAAACAAGCGACTACACTTTGATGTATTTGTGTGGCCAAGTAGACGCAGGATGCGCGAGTACCTGAGAGAAGCAAGTCCTGGACTAAGCGTCTACCAGATACTGGCTTGTGTGCTATGGCCAACCAACGAAGCAGACCGTGCACGCAAGACTCAGCTTGGCGAGATCCATTTCAATAGACAGGACCTGGGGTCAGACACTATCTGTCACGAGGCTACCCACGCAGCCTTGAGATGGGCACGATATATCGGCATCGATGTTGGCGAAGCAGGGGATGGCTCATCGGCTCCTGACTCCGAAGAGCTTGTCGCATACTCAGTCGGTACGATCGCGCACCAACTCGAGACCGTACTTGTCGATAAAAAGTACAAGTAGCTTGTAGATTTTTATCAACGATGTCCTTGTGATGTAGTAATATCACAGAGCCTCATATGTTGAGGCGGAAAGGACAAAATGGAACTGACCACGTCACGACTGATATACCCAGACGCGCCTTCGGGATTGCTGTCTGGGTATTGTTCTATTTGCGGCCAGTACGACATCACGCACTTCCACCGCAACGATCTACTGACTCCCACCTCGGCCAACCTCACGGCCATCTTCGACTTTCACCACGAGCACGTCTGCCGCTTTTGTTCCGCCATATGGCGAGAACCGAAGAAGTATCACCGTGCAATTTACGCCGATCACGAATCGGTACTCTTCCCCGTGATATCTGCGGAGACTGCATCATCGGAGCGTCCGCTATGGGCCGACGTTATCCGGCAAATGCCGACAGACCGAGAGCGCGTTATCGTGCTCACCACAGATCCAAAAAAGCGAGTGTGGCCATTTGCGCGCATCAGCTCCGGTAATGTGGCGTGCATCTACCTTCACGATCCATCGCGTGGAGTGTCGGGCAATACCTGGGTAGAAATAGCAAGGCTGCGAGAATGCCTTGTGATCATCGAAGAGGCTTACGAGCTTGGATTCTCGAAGCCAGCGATCGAGGAGTCGCTATTCACGTCCTACAAGCAACTACAGTCCGTAGGATTGGCTACAACAACACGAATGGAGAAAGCCATATCATCGTATAGGGCCACTCCTGAATTCCTGCCTGCGCTCATTGTGGCGCAAAGAAAGGTAACACTATGACCACATCAAACACTGGGATAATCGCGCCGTACCGATTCACGGCAAAGGCCACATCCACGGTTGCTCACGGAGAAGCCGGAGCCAACTCGACCGGGGCCAATAACACGACACTCTTTGCCCGGGAGTTGACATTGCTTCAGCGT